GAGCCACACAGCAGATGGAACTGAAGAAGCACTCTTCCGCTTTGGTACGGGTCGTACCCGTGGATATGGAGCTAATATTGAGATCAATGTTACAGCAGGCACGCCCAGCTTTAGGCACTTATCGTTAGAAGCTATTGGGGTAGGGGCAAACGCTAGAAGGGAGATTGCATAATGGCGATTACTGCAGACGTGACACGTGGGTTTACTTACGCAACAGGTGTGGATATTACCGCAGCTAATTTAAATGAACTTGGTGAACCAACAGTCACAATTAATGAATCAAATGTGAACATCACAGGTGGTACTATAAGTGGTCTATCCTCACCCATTGCGATTGCAGATGGAGGCACAGGAAGTGCAAATGCAGGGGCAGCAAGGACTGCACTTGGATTAGGCACAATTGCCACCCAAGCGAGCAATGCAGTTGCTCTGACAGGTGGCACGATAAGTGGAACAATAATGACACTTAAATCATACGATGTGGCTGGCGTGCCAAGCGCTAGTCCAGCCGGACAAATGATTTATGTAACAGATGGAAACGCAGGTGCAGCAACAGTCGCAGTATCCGATGGTTCAAATTGGAAGGTGGTCGCATTAGGAGCGACAATTAGTACATGAATATTTTGGAACGAGCAAAAAGGTTATACGACAAGTGTAATAATGATATGTTTACCGATATCACACGATATATGGCGTATGGTCATGTGTTTATTTCACCTAATCAATTTTTGCTTTTAAAGCCTGTGGATAGGAATCTTGAAACTAATCCTGTTAATCAATGGAAAATAGAAAATCCAAATGCTTGGTATGTTCATATGGCCATTGGAAAAGTAAAAGATTTAATCCGGCAAGCACCTTACAGTCTACCTCATGTTGGATGGATGCGTGCCACAAAAGACCAACCAATTAGATGGTACGATTTTAATAAAATTCAAAGGAGAAAATAATATGTCAAGTGTAGTAGACCAGGTAGTAGATCCCTTTGGGATAGTTGATCAAGCAATGGGTGGTGGGCAAGAGCAACCAAATCTTACGAGCTATGGTGGAGGCATGAAAGAAGCACTAGAGACGCAGCTTGCTTTGCTCACAGGTCAAAAAGTTGGTGATGCCGATTTTACCAGCGTAGGATCACTTGAAAGTCTACTTCCACTCGAACAATCTTTGCGAGAAAAAGCTGCACAGGTGGACACAGATGTACTAAGGTCAACCTTGCTTGGTGGACAGACTGGTGGGCAAACACAAGAAGTCACATACGATGATCAAGGGCGTGCAATATCCGGGTACTCTGAACCTGGCCAAGCAAAGATTCGTGCAGTGATCGAGGACACGGATGGGAATGTAATTGCTGACGCAGGTGACCCCAACAAATTTGATGAATACAAAGATCGCGCACAGCGAGTGCGAGTTGAGTTTGTGGATGAAGGTGGAAATGTTATTGAGCAAACTGCCATCCGACCAATTACGGGAAATATGGAATTGGGGAGTTTTCAAAATGCATTAGAACCAACCTTAACAGAACTTACGGACGAACTAATTACAGGTTTAGAAGCAAACCCAAATTTTGATCAAGACATATTAGCTAGTATTAAAAATGATCGAGAATCGATATCTGGATTCGATCAAAAAATAATAATGGGGTCTGAGGGATTTGACGGGTTTGGCATGGGTGAAAACCAAAACTCTTATGCTGTTACGGATGCTCAACCAATCTTTGCCAAGGACACAGAAGGCAATATAATTACTGACGTTTCCAAGGCAGGCACAACAGAAACTACCACAATTCCTGTTCAACGCACAGGAGATGGTATGATTGATTTGCTTGGTGACTCACGTACAGTGCGTGATACTGTTGCAAGAGATGTTACAAAAACTGCTACGCAAGCAGATGTTGATCTTGGTAAAGCAGACGCTGTAGGTGATGCATTTACTGAAACTGTATACGACCAAGTAGACACAGGTAGACGTGCTGGGTTTGCGTCCCCAGAAGAGGGTGGTGGATTTCTTGGAGCAGCAGCATATGCCGAGGATTTAGCAGCAGGTAACTTGTCCCGTCAACGGGAGCGTGATTTACTTGATGTTGCCCGGTTGTCTGGCACATATCAGGATATAATGGAGGACTACAAGCCTGGCACGCAACAGGCACTTGCAGATGCAAGAGATGTACTTGCATCACAAAAAGATACTTTAACGGGAGCAGGGGCAATTACAGTACCAACGGGTTCAACATTTACAGGTGTGGGAGATGTTAATGTGGCAGACCCATTACGCTTACAAGCAAACACGCAATTTGACCAAGAGTTGGCACGTGGTGGTGATTCATTACGATCTGACATATTAGGTGATGCACGAACTGCACTTAAGGAAGGTCTGACAAGAAGAGAACGAGACGCAATATCAGAAGCATTTAAAGCAAGATCCACAATGATGGGCAGAACCTTTGATCAATCTGCTGGTATCGCAGAAGCAGAGGCAAGGGTTGCTGAAGACAACGCACGCAGAATGCAGAACCGAGCATTTGCACAGTCCGTCCTTGGCCAGGAAGCAGGGTTGCAGCAGGGTGACATCACTCGTGGTATGGCACAGGAAAGTGAGCAAGCTGGATTACAACAGCGCAGAGACCTTGTACAGTCCGATGTGGATTTACGTTCTGCACTTGCAAACCAAGCACAACAACAACAAGCCAATCAGTTTGGTGTGGGTGCAACAATGGATGCCGAGCGCTTAAACGAGCAGTTACGTCAACAAGGTACACTTGGATATTTGCAGGCAGCAGGTAACTTGGCAGCACTCGAAGACAGAACAACACTTGATCCATTTCGTGCAGTGCTTGGGCGTGGAGGAGGACAAAGTTTGCAAACCGGGCAATCCGTGCTTGGCACAGCAGGATATGGTCTTGGAAGTGGGCCACAATTTATTAATCCAGAAAGTGGTTTGGGATTTATACAGAATCAAAACACGAATCTTATGAACATGTATAATGCCCAAACACAGGCAGATGCAGAAAGATTCAGCGGATTAACAAGTGCTGCTGCAACCGCAGCTTTGGCAGCATGTTGGGTGGCGAGAGAGGTGTATGGTGTGCATAACCCGGCATGGATGGCATTTAGGTATTGGATGCTAAACGAATCACCTTCCTGGTTCAGAGCAACCTACTTGAAATACGGAGAACGCTTTGCACGCTTTATTTCTAATAAACCACGTCTGAAAGCACGCATTCGCATGTGGATGGATACAAAAATAGGGAGATAATATTATGGCAAGAAAACCATTTTTTTCAGGTAATTACGGATCATCATTGGGCCGTGTGGACACATCTTCAATTGTTGGGGCGGGACGGGCGCAAGGGCAGACATTCCAACAGATTGGGAGCATGATTCAGCAGTACGGGTTGAATAAGGAGAAGCGTCAAAAGGAAGAGGATGCTGCGGTGGGTGGATTAATGGGGCTTAGTCCAGAATCATTAAAACAATTTACAAGTAGAAATCCAAAAGTTGCAGGTGCAGTTGAAAAATTAATTAGTGGTGCAGGTGGCAAGAGAGAAGTTGATTTAGTAAATGCAGGACTTGCACCATTTATTGCCGGGCAAGCAAGAGAGACAGACGCAAGGTTGCAAGAAGCTACGATTAAAGGAAAAGAGTTTGAAAATAAATTTAACGAAGCAGATAAAACAAATAGATTGCTTAGAAGTACTCTAGAAACAGAGGGCGTAGAGTTACTTAATAAATTTAGAGAAAAGCAGAATCTAATATCAGAAATAGAAGCAGACATAAAAAGTAACGAGCGAGATGTTGATAGAGATAAAAGATATTTGGACTTAGATAAAGCTAAGTTAGAGCTTGATGACATGCGAGAAACTATAAAAACCAAACGTAAGAATAACAGTGTTTTTGCAGAGCAGTTAGAAAGAGAGAGAACAAAGGATGCAGTAGATATTTCTGTGTTAATGTCCCAATTAGCAGTTAATACTGAAAAATTAGATCAATTAAGGGCATCAAAAGAAGTTGATCAAAAAACTAAAGAAGAAAACTTAAAAATACTTAAAGCAGAAAGAAAACAATTAGAACAGGACTTAACTAATAAGCAAAATTTGATGAGTTCATTTTCGTCAAATGTAAATCAAGTTGATAAAAATGACCCTATGTACAAGCAATTTGCTAGTATGGATTTAAGTGATGCATTTCAAGGTGACATACCAGGGTTGTTTTTTAATGCAGTTGGTAATTTAGGTGGATTTTTTGGTGCAGAATTAACCCCAGAGACTGCAACAGAGGGACAAAAAATTGAATCGCTCAATGCATTATTAAAGCCAGCGCTAGTTGCTCAATTATCTTCAAGACCATCAAACTACACATTAGAAACTATCAAAAAATTTATGCCCCAAAGAGGAGACAGTAATCAAGTAGGAAAAACAAAACTAAGGCAATTAATTCCTATTTTAGAAAATAGATCAAAAGAAGCAACTTCTACTGTGACATCTGGTAAACCTGGAACTTCTTATTATCAAGATGCAAAAGAGCAAGCAGTTTTACTTCCAAAAATTATTCAAGGGTTAGAAGCTGCGCTACGTGGTGGTGATCCCAATGTAAGTACAGGTAAAACATCGAATAATGTCGGATACAGAATCGTTAAATAGAGGTCGAAGATAATGGTTATAGTAGAAATAGATGGAGTAGGAACTGTCGAATTAGACGATTCGTTTAGCGAGTTATCTCCGGAGGAACAGCAAAAAACTATTAATGAAATAAGTGCTAGACAAAGTAAACCTAAGTCTTCTGGTTTACAAAAAGCAAGTGCTGCTGCAAAAGGCTTCAATGTTGGAGCTTTAGCTGATGTCCTTGGATTGCCTGTTGATTTTGTAAATGCAGGATTGAATCAAATTGGTTTAGGATCGGAAGTACCATTTGGCGGAAGTGAGTCTATAAGAAGAGGATTGACTGCTGGTGATATGGGATACATGGATGAGCAGGATTTACCTAAAGATCAACGAGCATTAGCAAGAGGAGCTAGAACGGCTGGGCAAGTTGTGGCATCAGCAGCACCTGTTTTTGGCGCAGCACGAACACTGTCACCTGCACAGGCATTAATGCAATCTGCACCAAGCAAATCTGCAATAAAGCAAATCGGATCAGATATAGTAAAATCTACTGCTCGGAGTCCAGGACAAATGGCAGCAATTGAGGGAGCATCTGCGGTAGGTGCTGGACAGGCACGCATGATTGCAGAGGATGTTGCACCTGGTGATGAACTTACAGGTACACTTGCCGAGGTAGCAGGTGGTCTTTTAAGTCCACTTGCACTTGCAAGAAAACCATTGGAAAAAGGAAAGCAATTTGCAGATACATTTTCAGAAACCGGGCGAGAACGTGCTGCATCTCAAAAAGTGGCAGAAATACTGCGTGAACAAAATCCTGGTATTACTGATGACCAAATATCTGGTGTTGCTAAACAACTTCGAGAATCTGAAGGTGTGGGTAGAACTGCACAGGTTACTGAAAATGAGTTAGCAAGAAGAACATTTACTGCAATGGATAATAAACTTATCGCAGATGCAGGAGATGAAGCAAAAACTGCAATACAAAATCAAAACAAGAAAACCATAGAAGCATTTAATCGTAAAATCCGAAAAATGCAGAACAGTGGCAATCCTGAGATGGTTAAAGAAGCAGCTCGGTTACGCATAGATACATTTACTAAACGCATGAACAAGCGAGTTGATGATGCAGAATCAAGAATGGGTGAAGCAGTTGCACGTGTACTTAACAAAAACTCTGATGATGCAGAGGCAGCCTCACGTGAAGCACGTAGAATATTAGATAATGAATTAGATGTTGCTCGTAAAACTGAAGCTGATCTTTGGGGAGAAATTGATAAGAATGTTAACGCAACTACAACAAATACTATGCGTGTATTTAAGGACATGCAAGACGAGTTGCTAGATGTTGAAAACATCTCAAATCCTGTTCAAGGCTGGGTACAAAATTTGTTTAAACGCCAAAAAGAAAGTCAAATTGTAAACAAACAAAGAGGCTTCAAAGCAGTAGCTCAACAACTTGGATTTCAGCAACCATTTCTCATTAAGGCAAAAGAATTGTTTCGTGCTAGAAGTCGAGCTTTGGAACTTGCTAGAAGTGAACGTGCCAAAATGAATTTTGGAGATGCACGGAGATTGCAAAAAATATCAGATGCGATTTTAGATGATTTAATACAAGTAACTGATGAGACTACTGTTGTTGCTCGTGAGTTTTCTAAAGATTTAAATGAAAGATTTAATACTGACTTTATACAAGGCATTAGAAAAGTTAAACCTGATGTTGCTTTAGAGAAAGGTGTAGGTAATCTTAGCCAAGGAAGTGACACACAGCGTGCTTTAAACATACAGGCCATGAAGCGTGCCACAGAAAGCACAGAAGCAAGTGAGGCATTAGCAAGGACACAAAAGAGTTTTATACAAAACAGTGCAGCGAGAGTCATTAATCCACAAACCGGGCAAGTAGATCCAGGTAAACTAGCAAGATTAATTAAAGATAATCCACAAACATTGCGTGAAGTGGGATTACTTGATGATGTCACTAACATGAATCAGCAAGTACGATTGGCTGGATTGCTTCAAAAGACTGCCAAAGAAGGCAAGGCATTTGCCTCGAAAAGAAGTATTGCCGGACAAATACTTGATGAGACGAACAAGCGTGGAGGATTAAGCAATGTTGTAAATAACGCTTTTGAGTCAAAATTTCAAGCAGCAGCATTTCGTGATTTAAGCAATGTAGTCAAACGTGCAAAAAATCCTGAAGCTTTAGAAGGTCTGCGCCATGAGGTATATGATACCTTACTTAATAAAGCTACTATCAAGGGAGGAAACCTAGATGGATTTATTAGTGGTAAAAAACTTGATGAATTGCTAAGTGCAAATAACGGAGCATTAAAGAATAACCTGCTTGCATCAAAACTTATCACACAAGATCAGTTAAAAGGAATAAAGGAAATTGCAAAAAAGGCACGAATGTTTGAAGATTCAGCTACTGATCCGGCAAAACTTAATACCATAATTACCACGGGTGATGGAGTTGTAAATCTTCTTGCTAGAGTGCTTGGTTCGAAGGTCGGTGCGAACTCACCACTAGGTCAAGTAATGGGTGGCACTACGCTTGTTGCACAAAGTGCATTTTCTAAATTAGCACAAAAAACTATTGAGAAAGTGCCAGCACTCAAGGTACAGGGAGTACTTACAAAAGCAATGGACGATAAAAACTTTATGGCAATGCTTTTGGAGATGAGAGCAAAAACACCAAAGCAAGCACAGACTCGTATAAATGCGTATTTATTGCAAGCAGGGTTACTGCAAGATTGACAAAATCAACACCTCAAACTAACTTAGTATTTACAAAAGGGACGTAGTAATTCCTTGAGTTAGCTGGCAGGAGTGTCAGCACCTAGCCACCTCCGGGTGGCTTTTTTTGGGCCTATATTACTAGCATTGCCTAATTGATTTAAAAAAAAATACACAATATGTTTGACACTAAGACATTTTTTGCTTTTTGTGATGCCAAGACAAGGAAATCCAACAATCAATAAATTGTAGTACCTTGCATTTTTTTAGAGAAACGGTCTTCAGTTTCTAAAGTGAAGTGCAAGGTAAACAAAAACCCACTAAACGATCATAAATAAAAATGAAATTAAATGATGAACCAATAATAGCTTTACACACAGGTGCAAAAGTTTTAGGCAAAGGTGGCCTTTTACCTCAAACCCCACGAAATATGCACAATAATATTGTACTTAATTATGAGAAACCACCTGCGCGAATAATTCGCTTAGATGAATTAATTTATGCTTATAAGGATTGTCGCAGTACATCCTTCAATGTGCCGAAGTATGAAACCCAATGTTCATGCGCGAATGCATTTAAGTATGTATTAAGAAAATTAGAGATGAGCTTGGATCTCGACACTAGGTACTTGGGTGGAAGGCATCCTGAGAGTGGATTAATTTTGCCTAAACATTTTTTGAGAAAGTTTCCAGAAGGAAGGGATAGATTAAAACTGTCCAAGTCTTTATTTTCTCGTGGCATGATAGAATGGTATGAAGAAATAGGAATAGAGACTAGTCATATGGCTAATTGGCAAACAATGGTGATTAAGCCAAAACCAGTGCAACCATTTGTTCCTACTAATGACATCAATGTCGTTATCGAGAAGTGTGAGTCAATTAAGGATAGCAAACCACTTTTTTATAAAGCGTACTTACTTGCATACGGATTGGGCTTGCGTAACTCGGAAATGAGGCGTGCGAAATGGAGTGACTTATACCAGGATGTCGAAGGAAATAAATGTATTCGTATCCATAAGCCTAAAAGTGGTGGGGAGTTTCAAGACAGACCATGCGATCCAACCTTTTGGGATAAGATCATGGAAATGCGTGACTTCAATGATCTAATATTAAATTGTACTCAAGTACAAATCCGTGACCGATTTCCCCAATTCCTAAAAGAGGAATGTGGCGTTAAGGAAACACATGCAGTTCACTTGTTGCGGAAATATTGCGGACATCGCTTAATGCGAAGCAATGGAATTTATCCGGCAAGTAAAGCGTTAGGTCACAAGGACACCAAGTTGACCGATACAATATATAGTGGTTTGCCTGCCATATCTGCGACTTCGACTAAGATCGCATAATTAAAAAACCTCCCATGCATATTACCTATATGCAAAAATAACAAAATAAACTACAAACAACTACAAAAAGTTATGATAACAACAGCAGTATACAATGGTATAGAATTTAGGGTACAAGAAAACGGGGCAGTCGAGATATTTGCTGACCGACCTAGTGTTGTGCAGATCGAAGACTTGCAGGAATTACTTACTTCTTTTTTGGAAGCTCAAACTTTAACGGAAGCTCAAACTTCATCCCATTCTCAGCAATTGTTTTACAAGCTGCACGAAGAACCATGTCGTAAAGCTGGGCTTGGAGGAGACCCGTATCATCACTGAGGGTCTTAATAGTTTTACGCACATCTGCATGTAAACGTAGTGATAAGGGTTTAGTTAAATTTTCACGTGTCTTGCTCATGTACCTCTAAAAACATGACAAAATACAAAAAGCAACAATAAAATACAAAAACAATAAAATAAATATATTATGGCATTCTTACCAAGTGATATAAAAGCACCTTCTGAAGGTGGTGGTGGTAGTGGAAACTACATGCGATTCCAACAGGGTGAAAATAAGTTCCGAATTATCGGAAGTAGCGATGACAAGCCTACTCCAGGCTTTATATGTGGAACGTTGGGCTGGACAGTCGAGGATGGCAAGAAGCGTCCAATCCGCTGGGCTGAAGGTGAAGATCCACCACAGGCATTTGAGGATAAACCACGCAGTTTTTATGCGTTTGTGGTTTATAATTATGCAGAAAGTAAGGTGCAAATTCTGGAATTAACTCAGGTCAAACTACAATCAGAATTATTGCAGCTTGCGCAAGACGAGGATTGGGGTGATTGCCGGAAGTACGACATCTCAGTTGTCAGAAATGGCGAAGGTTTGGACACAACCTATGCCATGAATCCAAAGCCTATCAAAAAGATGGATGAGGATTTGAGAGCTATTGCAAAGGCAGAATTGCAACGCATTAACCTTCCGGCATTGTTCAAAGGGGAAGATCCGTTCGCAGAGTTCGAACCACCCGCTGCTGAAGTGGATGAAGATGGAGAACCATTCTGATATGTTACGTCCCAACATAAGTAACGAGGCTTATCATGCTGATCCAGCGTTGGGTTCGAGTCGAGCAAGACAATTGCTCGGCTCTTGCCCGGCAAAGGTGAAGCATTCGATGAAGTTCCCAACACCAAGTACACCTGCACTATTGAATGGCAGCCTGGTACATACTGCTACACTAGAACCTGCACTCACAGACATTGAATTTGGATGCAAGCCAACAGAGATTGATGGCAATTCTAGCAGAACCAAAGCGTACAAAGATGCATTTGCAGAGATGGAAGCAGCAGAACCAAAAAAACGTTGGTTACCAGAGTCTGATTATAATATGTGCATGGAGGTAGCTGCATCTGCAAGACAACATCCATTGTTACTTGAGATGTTGTACCATCCGGCAAGCAAGACTGAACATACAGGATACTTCGACATCGAAAACACGCCCTGCAAGGTTCGCCCTGACTTGTACAATAGCGAGAATGGAATGGTCATAGATTTAAAGACAACGATGGATGCAAGCGAGAAAGGATTTGCCAAAAGCGTTCGTCAATTTGGATATGCATTCCAAGCTGCATTCTACATGACTGCATTACGAGCAATGGGAGAAAGACCCAAGCAGTTTGTGTTCTTGGTTGTCGAGAAGTCTGAACCATATGTAACTGCATGTTACACAATAGATAACAATGATATTGAGCGTGAAGTACCCCGTGTGCTTGAAGCGATTAAAATCTATGGTGAATGTTTGCGTACCGATGTATGGCCGGGCTATTCGGATGATATTAAAACATTAAATCTTGGCACGCCTTTCACTGAAAATCGCTTGTCCATCAGTAAGACCAGCGAGAAGTTTGGTGTTAGTCGCAGTTATGTTTATAAGATAATTAAGGAACATAATATTGAGACTAGGAAGATCCGTAACAGGCAAACCATATCGATGTATGAATTTTCCAATGCCTTGCGTTGGGCTAATCAAAAGGAGGTGGCATGATGGGCAGGAATCAAGGAGCAAAGAAGTATCTTATCACCAGCAAGAAAGCACTAAAGCTACTTGGCTTTAAATCGCAGACCTCGCTGGATCAATTCCACGAAGATGAAGGATTAACATGCTACATCATTGATGGAGGGACTGGTCGAGGTGGACGTGGATTTGCATGGGATAAACGTGAAATTAACAAATGGTTACGAACTGAGGGAAGGAACAGTGAAGAATGGCTAATCGATTAAGAATAAACGAGATGGATAAAGTGCTGCGGTATGCTGAAGATCATATCAGTAATCAGAATTTTGAAGGCGCGGTTGTCGTGTTACACGCAGCAATGAAGCAATTAGTCGCTACATTGGAAGGTGAACCCGTTGTGGATTATTACGAGAATGATCGTGAAATTAATGTTTATACTCAAAGGGAATGCATGGTATCCATTGATGATATTAAAGAGATATGTGCCAAGACTCTTGGTGTAAGTGTTGAAGAAATTGAAAGTAGGAAACGCACACAGGATGTGGCGTTAGCACGTCAATGTGCAATCTTTTTTAGTCGTAAACAAGGATATAAGGTTGAAGAGCTGGGCAAGGTCTTCGATCGGAATCATAGCAACATATCCCACACTGTTAATAAGATCCATGATTTGCTTGAATACGACAGGGAGATGGCAGCCAAGATTAACCTGGTGGGAAGAAATATAAATGCCAATTAGTGATGGAAAAGGGAGAAAAGATAACGCTGTGCGTGAAGAAACGAACCCCTTCCTTGAACACACTTCTGGGTATGAATCGGTGGGCGCGAGTAAAAGAGAAGAGAGAAATGCAGAAGGAGGCGATGATCGCCATCGAGTCCGCATTATCTCGAAACGAGTCAGAATCTGTGATCCCGACAACCTTGTTGGGGGAGTCAAGTATCTCGTCGATAGTCTCCGGGCTGCGGACATTATACCAGAAGATGACCCTCAAGCGATCACCCTCGAAGTCAGTCAGGAAAAAGTCAAAACCTACAAGGAAGAAGAGACGTGGGTAGAGGTGAGCGTCAATGACTGAGTTCGACACGAGTCTTAGTGTTGGCAAGCTGCGTGAGGCCGAAATAATTGCGTTCTTCCAATCTCAAGGGCATAAGCCTATAGCCATACCAGGCAAGTTCTCAGGCTTTGATTTTTTCTTAGCCAATACCAAGCAAGGGTACGAGGTAAAGCAAGATTGGAAGGCGCATTATTCCGGCAACCTCGTGGTGGAAGTGGAGATGTATGGCAAGCGCTCTGGCTTGATGGCTACCACCGCAGATTGGTGGATCTTTGATACAAAAACGGAGTTTATATTCATTACTCCACAAGCAATTAAAAACTTAATAGTAGAACTAAATCCACCCTTGCGTCAATTCACAGGCAAAGGAGATACCCATCCCAAGAAAGCATATCTTATAAAAACTGACTTGATAAAGAACTATTCTGCTAAAATTCTAGAACATAATAAACTACAAAAACCTACAAATTAGTACCTAAAATGGACTTCAACAAAAAACTAACAACAACACAAAGAATCACATATGCAGTAACATTCATCAGTGCTGTAATCTTATGGATCTACATGATATTTTCATTTTTAATAGCATTAATCGGAGGATAAAAACATGACAGAAGAAGAAAAAGAAAAAGCAAAAAGTTACTCCACATCATTCCGATTAAATGAGATTGCAAATGCAAGATTAATGACCTTTTGCGAGCTTACAGGAATGAATAAATCTGAGGTCGTAAAAGCAGCAATTTCTCAGTTCATTGCACCTACCTTGCAAAATGCCAATGTAATACCCCCGTCTTACAATCCTCGCGCGCACACGTGTGTAGATAATATTATTATATCTAAAGATATAATGAACTGTAATACAGAGACAAAAAATAAGGATGCAAAAAAAGAGCAAACTCATGCATGGTTTCAAGCATTCTGGGAAGTGTGTAAAAACCAGCAATTTGCAAGACGAGTTGTAAAGACTATCAGATTAAATTGGGATGAACTTGCAGAGCTTGATCCAAAGATAGTTGCAGAGAAATACAATCAACATTTTCACGAGAAAGGAAATTATGCAAAACATCCAAACTCATGGTTGAATGATGGAGGGTATGATAACGTGGTAAATAATTCTGTTTCTACTCATGGCTTAAATTTTGATGTGACTACCAAACACCCGGATGATTGATTACGAACTTGCAGAGCAAGCAGTTCTCTCAAGCATGCTGCATGATGAGAGCGGACTTGCCACAGCACAAGCAGGAGAAGCACTTACCAAGGATGACTTTAGTAGCATGGATCGTGGAACGATATTTGAAACATGCCTGCGCCTTTCTCCATGCAACGAGATTGATTTAATCATTGAACATCCAGACTTGAAAGATGAGATATTGTTTTTATCTGAGAAGTATGGTGGTGGTTCAATTGATAGATACATTGAATATTTAATTGATCATCGTAACACGAGATCGGTGGAGCGTGCATTGTGGCAAGCGAATGATGATTTAAAAGAGAGCAAGCCAGCAGAAGAAATTTCTCAGACATTTGTTAACACCATTGCTAAGTCACTTTCTCAACGCAAAGGCGTGGTTTCATGTGGTGCAGCAAGCAAAGAAGCATTTGCCGAGTTTCTCGAAGTAGATGCAGGTGGTACACAAGCAATCCCAACAGGCTTGCAAAAGCTTGATGCTATTTTAGGAGGTGGATTCAAGAAAGGAAGCTTGTACGTCCTTGCTGCACGTCCAGGAGTAGGGAAGTCTGCATTAGCAATACAAATGACCTATGAGACTGCAAAGCGTGGATTGCGTGCAAGCTATGCAAGCTTGGAAATGTCATCATCAGAATGTGCTGGCAGACTTTTATCCAATGCAAGTGGCGTGCGAAAACCTACAGGCAAGGGGTTTCTCAATGCAGGGCATAAGCAAAAGTTAGAGACACAAGTGCAAGCAATGCAAGGTTGGCCAATTACATTCAAGGATGATAACCAGGCAACCATGCAATCAATTGAAGCTTTCATTGCTAAGCAAAGGCTTGAAGGTGAGCTTGGTTTAATCGTAATCGATTACTTGCAACTGCTAAGCGTGCCTGGCATGGATAGCAGAGTACAAGAAATCTCGCTAATTTCTCGTTCCTTGAAAGCAATTGCAATGGAGTACGAAGTACCTGTGCTTGCCCTCTCGCAACTTAACAGAGCCTTAGAAAGCGCTAACAGAAACCCCATGCTATCAGATCTGCGTGAGTCTGGTTCAATAGAACAAGATGCAGATTGCGTGCTTCTCATGCATCGAGAAAAGGAAGTAGATCCAACCAATGATGATATTATTTGCAATGTTGCTAAGAATAGAAATGGAGAGGTGCGTGCAACTAAGCTAACTTTTACCAAGCCAACCGGGCGTTTCTCAACACGAGTAGATGCAAGATTGAATGATAAGAAACCATTTTAGACTACAAATGACTTATGATGTAACCCATGGTATGCGTTTTAAGCCTCCCGTAGCTACCTAGAAAGCGTTTTGATAGAAAAAGAAGGTGTATACCCATGTCAGGGTATCAAAACGCTTTCTCGTTAAGCTATAGGGTGAGGAATTAAATTTCTCTTTTTGTTAACATCATGCTGTTTCTCCTTCCACCTTGGCAAGTACTGCACGCAAGTTGTCTCTTTCAAGATCCGCGCCACTATGGCCTTCCATGATTAATGTACTAAGTACTTTCTCAAACAGCTTGCATTGCTCTAATAGCTCAGGCGCGCTTGCAATTAGCCGGGCGTTTGCCTTATCTTTTCCTGTGCCAATTACTTGGATTCCTTTATTAGTATTTTCTCCAAACCAAACAACTTGCGTTGCGCTTAATCCTATACCTACAGATGCATTTTCCCATGGCCCTGGTGTGTGTGTTACTTGTTTATCGCTCATAATTATATCCTTGTTTGTAATTCTAATTTAAGTTGTTTCTCCTTACATGCTGCATGCATGCATGCCCTCGTAAACGAGGCCTTGCTAGCTTGCCCTGCACGCTCCCTTTGCTCTCTCTGTTTCCGTGCTTTCTCGCCTATCTCTAGTAGCTCTTGCAAGGCGATTGGAAAGAGTTGTGATGCGTGTTTCATTAGTAACTTTCTCCTTTGCTTTCCAGAATGTCACGAACGCGAATAAGTATGCTGCCAAATTGCAAGATTTCCTCGCTTGTCACGTATTTCTCAAATGCAAAGTGGCGTAATGATTGAAACACATAGCAATCTTCATTTGCACCGCACATGCTTGGTTTAAATTGCCATGTGTCAGGAATGCATTTGTCTGTTTCAAATGTAATGTAATCACCTATAGCAAATAACCATGCCATTACATTACCCCAATTATCTCCGTCATTAGTAAGTTTAAATTCGTCTTTAAGTGTGGTATTCATGCTAGTTTCTGTAAGGTTCATTGTTGAAGATTCTGCGAATGCGCACATATCCATTTTCATCTGTTACAGATTGTGGTGATGGATCACGTGTTTGCCCAATCGTTACATCTTTCTCCTTATTAAGATGCGCCATAATCTCATCAATATCTTTGCAAATAGACTCATCATATGTGCGTCTTTCTCCACATAATAACCAATCTCCATTTTGATGCTCTGCACATGCCTCAAACATGCTCCTTAATTGTTTCTCATTGCGTATCTCCATTACCATGGGATCGTCCCAAATAAGTAAGTAATGATTTTCGTCTCCATTGTATTCATCAATTCGTGCTAGTGATTCTTGAAAGTTTTTCATGCTAGTTTCCTCTCTTTGTAATTAGTAAGTTAATTGCGATCCAAGCGCCAAGAATGGCGTAGGGTGCGAGTAGTATGATTGAAATGTCGTATTGCATAATAAGTATTTGTTTGGTGCTGTTTGTAGGTTAAGCAATGCCAATTTGATATCCTTTGATCATTGCATTGATTTGATCGAATAGCTCGCGCTTGGTACAACGATCAAGGATAACATTAACGCCACCTCCTTTAGCCATGACATCCAAGCGAAATCCACCATAAGAAGAATCGAGCATGAAGTGATTAGGACATGGAATACATTGACCATGAACCCCCTTGATAAGCTTGCCAGACTTATCCTCTTTATAGGGAGTCAATGGCCTACCTAGTAGAACGTTCAAAGTGTGAATTTTGTCGTCTAGTAATTTCGCGGTTACCCTCATGCTCCAATCCCCCTCAAATCTGCATGGATTTTTTTCCATTCATTAGCAGAATTTGTGTCCTCAAGATAGCGAGGCACTAGGTCAATCAATTCAACCATTCTGCCAGAGTCAGTAATCCAAATACTAGCTGATATTTTTACAGCGATTTGGCAACGAAGCCAGCGTTTGAAGTCATAGGATTTAATTATTAATTCATTCATATTTTTAGTGTTTTGCTTTGAGCTATTAGCTCTGGATTATTATTGCCTGTTTTTGGCAATATCGACATCAAACTACAAATGCCTACTTATGTCAACTTTAATCAAAAAATACTTTTCAAGAAAGCCAGAGTACTAGGTAAATACTGGGAAAGAAAATTTTAAAAAAAGTTTGCAGAAAATCCGGCTAAAACAATTTAAAGCAAATTAAAGCAAAATCCATATCCCACTAATACCAAGCTATAGACTACCCTAATTACCCCCCTAGCCATTAAGCTAACCCTTAGACTACAAACAAAGCTAAACCCCTAGCATTACCATACCATTCCCTTAAAGGCCTCCCCTCTACTACTCAACCCTACTTCTATAGCAATCAATGCCATGTTTCCTTTCTCTCTTTCTCATTCCTCCTTTCAAATCTTTCGTGTGCGCGCACACCTACACGTGTGCGCGCACACGAGGATGACGAAAAAGGTAGGCAATTTCTTTCTCAAAATTTACCCCAAAATTTACCCCAAAATCACCCCGAAAATTACATCAAAATCTTGCCAATCATTAGCCAGAAATCTTGCTAAAATCCCCCCCTTACCATCCCCCCAAAATCCATGCAGCTTTGTCTCGAATCGAGACCATGAATCATGACCCAAATTCTTTCCAAGATGACTCCAGAATCCTTGCTGGTATTGTCTCGAATCGAGACCATGAATCATGGCAAATCATGGTAAGGAATCATGCCAGATACAGGGTAAAAAGTATGCCGGAAATGAGGCGAAAATCATTCGACAAATGAGCTAAGGAATCATGCCAATAATAGGGTAAGAAGCATGGTGTAGCATCAAAGCATTTCTGCTTCCACCTTGTTTTTGCATTACACTTGTAAAGCAGTTAAATGCTGACCTTCAAGCTTTTACAGAATTTGGGCAGATAAATGCTAATTTTGCCCCTTATATATACTGAAGGCATACCCCAAAAACCGGAATCCCACTATTCATGGGGCATGGGTTGTCACTAACTATGACAACGCATACAATTTGCGACTGCGTTACAGGTGTAAAGCAAGCATGGGGGGGGAGGGGGGCAGCCAGCCCGTTTCGCGTTTTTTATATATATGATCACTCCCCACGTAACTTTTTTTGCAATATTGCCCCCCTTAGTGGGGCGTTGTTTGCGTCTGGTTACGATAGGGGGCATACATCCATACCACCATACCATCCATGCCCCCCATGCCCCACACAGCATGGCCTCGTTTCCGAGGGTATGTGTTTGTAGGGTAGTTGTAGTTTAGCTAGTAGATATGGAGTGTAATACTTATTTACTAGGTAATACCTGAGAAAGAGTTACATATCTAGGGGTTTATAGATTTTATGCCCTGCATGAATTACTACTTCTTTGCACAGGTCTATAAATTCTTGATCTGTGAGTTTGCCTTTTGCTTGGTTTGCTTCTGGGCATAGTATTTGCAAATTGCTTAATGAGTTATCACCACCACGCGAGGATGGAATGATATGGTCATACTCGTAAGTTTTTGGTTTATTGAAGTCAAGTGGTCTACCTGTTAATGCACAGGGGAAATGATCCCCATACTTTGCATGAACATCTTTATAGTTAAAGGTCATTGGTCGTTGAAAGGTTGAAGCTTTAGTAGATATTGATTTAGAAATTTGTCTGGGTGTTTGATTAAGATACCAAGCTTTATTGGATGGTTTTGTAGGTTTTGGAGCTTTAAAGGTATAGATTTTATTTTCAATTGTACGCTGATGACTTGGTTTGTTGTCATTTTTTGCTTTTACTTGTTCCCTTGTTTTTTTGCGCAGAGCATAGGATACAGTAGATTTTGAGCATTTTAATTGCTTTGCAATTTGGTTAAAGGTCAGACCTTTTTTGCGTAGTGCAATGATTTGTTTATTTAGCGGAGTCATCATTTGGTGTGATGTCTACAACTTTATCTTTGGATGCTTTGGTTGGTTGTTTTTTAACTTCTTTGGTTGCCCCTTTTAGGATGGAGCGTACTTGATCGGGGGACATATCAGATGAACCGAGAGTTACATTTGCAGAGGCAGTTATGTTTGATGGTCTGCCTGAGACTGTGAGGAACTTGTCCATGAGTACAGCTACTGCATAGGCTAGGTTTTGAGGTGGTATTTCGTCTAGTTTGTTATGAAGTGTGTTTAGGGAATCTGCCACCATAGTGGATAGCTTTGAATTTACTTGGTTGAGAAACTCCTGTTCGGTCATGTCCAAGCGATAGCGTAGAAAATTGGCAATGGATTGACGTATTTCTGGATCTTGTTGGTTGAGGATTTCTGCCTCTTTTGTTGCGTTTGATTGTTTAGCTGCAATTTTTGCTGCTGATTTAATTATATTATTTTTTGTCATATCATCACAGAACCCACGTACAGTACCGGGTTTTCTTGATCTTCGTTTATGTAAGTAACCCATTGTTTAGACTTTTTTTCAGAAAATACTTGCATTGTCAAGTGTAAGACTACATAAGGCTACAAATGGAAGTTGATCAAGCACAGGAGGTATTAAAGCGAGCGTGTATGAATTACACGGAGTTTAGTAAGTTGGTGGGTGTAAAGCCTGTAACTGTCAGGCTTGCATTTAGTGGCAAGCGATTGAGCAAGAAGATGGTTAGTTTACTTGAGGATCTTGCGAGTATGCAGAGGGATGAGGACGCGAAGGAGGAGAGGGCAAGTATTAAGGAGGGGATGATTAAGCAGAGTATGGGAGAAGTACGCTTGGCCAAGGTATATATGTTACCTGCTAATCCTTATTTACGATTTATAGAATTTGATGATGGCACACATGGCAAGTTCCGGGCAAAGCCTGGCAGATTTGGATTGGGTAGTGTGGTTAAGGTCAAGCGAGAAAGTGCAGATATGTACACTTTGGAAGGAAACTACGATGGAAAGGACAGATTAGTATGAGTGATTGGACAAGGATTGTGACACAACGCAGACTAACGGATGAACCATACCCCAGAAGTGAGTATAAGTGTGAGGACTGTGATAATGGATGGGATGATACGGAAGACCCCACATGTATATGCGAAGAGGAGGAGGAAGGTAATGAGGCATAAGAGTAAGGATTATTATCTTGGGGAGATGACTGCTGGTACAAGTATATGTGTACCCATGCCTGAGCATGTAAAGAAGTCATTAATGGCAGTGAGTAAGGACAAGGAGTTATCTATGGCAAGGTTTACCCTTCAGTTAATCTTGGACAAGTTGAGCGAGGAGGATAGTCAACTCAAGGAGTGGTGGGAATCAGTGAGGTTATAATGTGGATAATACCCAAAACATTATCAGCTTTTGTACCGGCTACTCCGGGTTGGAGTTGGGAATCAAGCGAGCTGGCGTGGATGTTCGCACAATCGTTAATGTGGAGATCGAAGCATTCTGCTGCGCCAACTTGGTTGCGAAGACTGAAGAAGGGAGGATGGATAACGCACCTATCTGGACGGATCTTAAAACCTTCCCTGCACGAGAGTTTCGTGGAAAAGTACACGGACTCATTGGAGGATATCCCTGTCAACCATTCAGTTCAGCAGGCAAGCGACAAGGAGAAAAAGACCCAAGACACTTATGGCCATACATCCTCAAGCACGTCAGGGCAATTAGACCTGTTTGGTGCTTTTGGGAAAATGTCCAAGGACACACCACGATGGGGCTATGGCGAGTCCTGTCCGATTTGGAAGAAGAAGG